GCTTTGTATCTTACGTTACCAGTATCGAAGTCACCTTCCATAGCAGTTTTAATAGCTGCTCTTTCAAAGTACTTCATACCATTAGGCACGTCAGTGATAATGTAAAATGCATCTGGATCAGTTAAGAAATTGTTCACTCTGTAACCTTGAGGAACCATTCCCATAGAAACGATTGCATTGATGTCATTATCAGCAGTACCAACTCTACCTTGAGACTTCATAAGTCTTTCAGCAGTGAACTGAAGTTCAGAAGGGATAATCATTTTAACACCTCTTGCAGCAATTTTCAGACCTCTTTCGTCTGTCATTGCAGCAATATCGATTAATGATTGCTCTAATGAAGTTTCGTTCAAGTCAGCAGCCGTAGCTAATGTATTTGATACAGTTCCATTAATAGTCGGGTGGGTAGTTGCAAATAATGCAGTACCATCACCTGAAGTGAATGTACCAAAACCATTAATTAACGGATTAACCGCTTTAACTTGTTTTGTGTTCGCCATAGATCTAGCAAGTGCTTTAGTATATCTACTAGCAAGTCTGTCATACAAGTTATCTTCAATCGCTTCTTCAGTGATTGAAAATGCTAAAGCTACAGTCTCGTGAGTGTATCTTGCAGTGAAAGTCTCTTGAGCATTGTCAAAAGTAACACCAGAACCCTCGGGTTTAGTCTGTGCTTGAGCAAAACCTGATAACATAACTTCTTCTTCAAACGCTCTGTCTGAAGATTCAGTAGTGTATATTTCAGCATGCTGATTTTCGTAACGTTTATATTCCAGACCGAATAAAGCATTCAAACCTGGCTCTAGTTCTTTAACTAGTTGTCCTCGTGATATCGCCATAATTTATTCTCCTTATATTCCGGCTGTTTGTTTCAAGAAATGTTCATTGATCGTAACGACCCAATTCACATTTGCTGCTGTTAGATCATTATTATCAGGATCTTTAGAAACACCGATAACCTTTAATTGGCCATCAGTAGTTGCTAGATCTGAATCATCTAATTCAACTTTTGAAACGTAGTTAGGTGAACTTCCTGCTGCATACACGATATTAGCTACATTACCAATATCAGTTTGTGCAGAAGCACCTGTGTTATTTGATTGAACCTCAAATCTTTCATAAGGATCGTCACTTACGAATCCAACAATGTCTGTTGCAGTGTTAGAAGCCTCTAGGTGATTAGCCCATGTAGGTTTTGAAGTTGATGCGTCAGTATAGAAAACACCGTTTAGTGAGCCTAATAAAACATCTCCCGCTGCTGCTACACCAATAGTTCCAGTTGCTAACATTTCAACTGGGTCTCCTTGGTAGATAGCTGTTGCAGAAGCTGCAATATCATATTCACTTAAACCTTGATTGTCTCTATTCTGTCCGACTTTACCAATTGCTCTCAAACCGAAAGCGGCGTCTTTATTTGCCATAGTATTTGTCCTCCTTAGACATGTTTAGTTTAAGTGTACTCTGTTGGCTTAGAAATTCTTTAATTAGGATTTCTTAGTACCACCAAAAGTTACACGCGTTTGCCTATCAATATTGATTGGCATACTTGGGTGCTGTTCCTTCATTAAATCGTTGTCTACTGCTTCAACGTTATCCTGAGCTTGTTTTGTATAATAGTCAGTACGTTGTTGTGCGATTTCTTCCGGTACCCTTGCCAGCACAAGGCCACCAACTCCGATCACTCCCTTATATTTACCGTCTTCCACTTGTGGATAATCAGAATCTGGATATTCATCAGATCTAACTAATTCGTATCCTGATCTTATTCTTCCAGCGACATTCTTAGTGTCGTGAAATCCTAAGGTTTCTGCTCTAATCCATCTATGTGTAAATCCTGCCGGTGCAGGGGGTGCATCTAAACTTGATGGTGGAGACCAAACTTTTTTCTGAGCTGTTTTTTCTCTAGTTTGACTCGCACGCGAGGTTCTTTTGTCATTATTATTTTCCATATGCTTATACCTCCTTCGTGATATTTAATTGTTTCGCATATTCTTCTAGCGGCACTCCTAATTTTTTAGCTATTGCTACTTGTGATGAAGTGAGTCTCACAGTTTTGCGACCAGATTTAGTACTTCTTTTTGCAGATGCAACTGTCTGTACAGGTTTAGCCGTTTCTACCTTTTGTTCATTATTAACAAATTTGTGGGGAAATTCAAGTCTTATTCTTTTATCAATTTCAGAATAATACTCATCAGATTGAGGATCAAAACCTTCATCTTCTGTTAATTTCTTATGTAAATCAAAAGCAGTATAAGTCATAGCGCTATCTCTACCAAACCATGTGTTTTTTTCTGCCCATGATGAAGCTTTAGGATCAGGTGTTCCTTGTGCTACTTCTTGTCTATTTAAATTAACTTCAGGTTTTGCAACCTCAGTTTCTTTAAGTTTACTTTCTTGTTCTTGATTTATTTTAGCTTCTAAAAATCTAGCTTGTTTGTAACCTAGTTCAGAAATCATTGTTTGAGCTTCTACTTCAGCATTAATATCTCCTGCTTCTCTAGCAGCAGCTAATCTTGCCTTTGCAGATTCTAATCCAGATGTAATAGAATCTTCTGTAGACTTCATGAATCCGGGTTCCAGCTTCGAGATTTTTTCATCAACTTTTTTCTTATCCTGCATAACTCTTTCAGCATAAGTTAAAGCTTCTTCTTTTTGTCTCTCAGCTTCTCTCCATTTTTTAGTAAGCTTTGCAATTCTTTTTTGCACACCATCAGAATATTGTTTTAGCTCATCTTCTTTAGGTTCTTCAGGTGAATTTTCCAATTTAATTTGACGTTCATTTTCATGAGTCTTATCTTCTGGAACTGTTTCATCTTCTACAACAGGTCTTACAGTCGGTTCTTCTTTTATTTCCGGTTGTTCAATCTCTGTTTGATTTTTTTCTTCAGCAATATCTACATCCATCGCTGGACCAGTTGTATCTATATCTACTGTTTTATTTTCTTCTTGTTGCATAGTTTCCTCCTATGTGGTTAATATTGATGAAGTATATCTTCGGGTTTATCGATGGTTGCTAAAACTTCATCATCATTTAGCAATCTTACTTCTCCGCCATCAATCTGAATTCTTGATCCAGCATATTTTGCAAAAATTACCCAATCGCCTTTTTTACACCAAGCTCCTTCAGGAAATTTATCTTTGTCATAACAGTGTGGTCCCATAGCAAGAACTAACCCACAAGTAGAACCTACTTGTTGTCTTTCAAGTGTATCTTGTCCAAGGTATAATCCACCTCTAGTTTTTTCTGGTAATTTAAATGGAAGAACTACAAGTCTCCATCCAGTTGGTTTAGGTAGTTTAGAAGATTCTTTTGTTTTTAATCTTTCATAACCATCAACTTCTTTTTGATGATCATCTTTGTATTTATCTAATAGTGCCGATTTAACTTTCGGTTCTTCCGAAGTCGACGACGTTTTCTGGTCTTTCAGTATCATTTTTTTCCTCCTTAGGATTTAGCAGGTTTGATATTTCCTGTGATATTCTTAAATAGGCATGTGCCTGTCCCATCATATACTTGTATTTTTCCATATTGTCAACACCTCCACCAATCATATTATCTCCAATAGATTGATATTGTTCTTTTAGTTGTCTTTGTATTTTATTTAATATGGTTAACTCTTCGTTTAACATTTTTCTTTCTCCTTTTATTTAGTAAATTAACTCTTGAATGCCAACACCATTCAGTTATTTTTATAGCACCTGTTTCAACAAATGCAATGGCATTATCCAGAAAACCAAAAAATTTATATACTAATCTATCTAGCATTTCCAACGTCTTCTAGCTTGCCTGATTCTAGAATTAGGATCATTTCTAGTTTTAGCTGATGAATTTTTTAATTGTCCTGCTGATCTTGCACAATATGATTTTCTTCTTTTCGCTGCAGCTGAACCTTTTTTAACTTTACCAGTCACTGCTGTTTTTAATTTTGATCCAGGGTTTGCTGCTCTATAAGCTCTTACACCTTTAGCAGTCATACCAGCTCCTGATTTAGTTGGTCTGTAATTAGCACCTTTACCTTTAGTAGTTTTTCTAATTGAGCCACCTTTTGCTTTTTTAAGTCTAGTAATAGTAGTTCCTTCACCTGTAGTAGTATCTATTTGTAAACCTCTAGGTAAATCTCTAATATTATTTTTACTTTCATCTCGACCGTATTTATATGTTTTTGATGAAGTATCTTTTTCTTTTGTTTTTTTATTATATTTATTCATTATATTTTTTGTAGATTTGGATTATCAGTTAGAATATTT